CCTTGAAAATCGTCCGGCCGCCCTTGCTGTCCATATCGTTGCCGAGATTCATGTTCTGGTCTTCGAGAATCTCCTCCATCGTTCCGATCGTGGAGTTGTTCACGTAGATGCCGTTCTTCATCGCGCCGAGGTCGGGGTTGGCGTGCGAGATCGGCGAACGGAACTGGGTGAGGCGATGGCCGGTTCGCATCTTGCGAATGAGGTCGTCCTTCGTGACGAGCAAGTACGGGGAAGCGAAATTCGCCCAGCGCGAGTAGGTCGTGGACGACTTGCCAGCGCGGCCAGCCGAGAACCCGTCCGGATCGAGGCCGGTGAAGCTGCCGGGAGTCGACTCAGAGGCTCCCTTTGTGACCCAATACTGCATTCCGTACGGGGTCCGCTCGTCGGAGCTGTCGGTCGGCTTCGTCCAGATGAACCGCTCCAGCGTCTCGTAGAACGAAGTCATCATACCGATGTACTTCGTCTGGATCAGGTCGACGATCTTCGCGCCGCCCTTCTGGAAGGCTTTCTCACGGACATCGAAGGTGTAGTGGGCATTGACGTGCCGAGGCTGAACCTCAAGCTGGATCGTCGTCTCGTCGATCGCCGAACCGTCAGTCTCGTAGAGGGCGACGGCCTTCGCGCTGTGATTGTGGTCGACCTGAGCGAAGAAGCGCCAGTCGTCACCTCCGTCGAAGACCTTCTTTTTCGTGCCCCACAACTCCCGAACCCCGACGTGGTCGGTGAGGTCGGTGGCCAGGTCCGTGAAGGACCCTCGGTTAATGAGGTGTTCCTGGGTGAGCCTTGCGGCATCAGGTACATCAGCGTATGCGATTCCCATAGTGTAGCTCTTTCGTAGTAGCCCGGCAGGCTACTAGCCGTACTTCTCGTCGAGTAGCGCGGCAACAGCAGCTTCCGGTGATTGATTTGACTTGTTTGCTTTTCCGCCTGCACGACTGATGTGCTTGCCGGCCTGTTTCTCAAGTCCGGCTGACAGTTCATTTTCGTGCAGTTTCTGGTACTCGTCCGCGAGGACAAGCTTTGACGCTACGCGGAATACTTCTTCGCGTGTCGTTGTCTGGCCGAGCGCCTCGTTGCCGGCCAGTAGCACGGAACATTGTTCCGCAATCGCGTTGCGGTTCGCTTGCGAGCGACTTCCAGGGGCCTGGTCTCCGTGCCTACCAACCCCGAGGGCTTCCTCGCCGAGTTCTTCGGCCAGGCTATTGATTGATGCATCGAACCAGCTCTCAACTTCGCGATCCGATGCATTTTGGTTCGCTTGTGCAGCAGACTCTTGCGACTGCCGCAGTGACTCGAATTGCTCGTTCTGTCCCTTGATGATGTCTTTCAGGCCATTGAACATCTCAATGACACCTGGGTCGTGATCCTCGGGATCGAGGTCGGGAAGACCGACCAACGGGTCTGCGGCGGGCTCGGCCTTTTGCTCTGCTCCGCGGACGGCCTGCTGCTCCGTCATTGCGCGGCTCTCCAGATGGCGAACCTCGGCGAGCAGCGACTCGGCCGACTGGAACTCGCCAGCGTGGTCCGAAGAGATGCCAACGGCGGCAGCTCGCGACAGTGCGTAGTCGCTTATCGTCGGTTCAGCGGAAATTTGCTGTTGAGCTTCTTCAGATCCGCCAGAATCTCCTTCAGATTCGCCTTCGCCTTCGCCAGCTTCAGATTGATCTTCTTCAGTCCCTGTAGCTTCGCCAGCGCCGGTGTCCTCGTCTTCGGATTCGTGGGCCGCCTCAGTCCCGCCTTCGCTCGACAGATCATTGGATTCCTCGTTCGATTCCTCGGCCGGAGCGGCCGAAGTAATTGCCAGATCAATTTCCGTCACAAGTTCGCTGTCAACTGTCATTGTCTTCTCTCTCTTCTAGTTTCCGTCTTTGTCGTGGAGCCCGCGAAGTGCGAGCGCCTTCTTGCGGTGTCCCGGACTCGTGTACACAGGGTCGCCGTCGCGGGTCACCTCGCAGCCGAAGCTATGCTTCTTGAAGAACTCCCGAAGATCCCCGGCTTGGGACGCATTGACGCCAGACGCCATACACGGGGCCATTGGCCAACCGCCGCCAGCCGATCTGGAAACGCCGCATTGTTCGGCCTGAAAGTCACGAACGGCCTTGCGGCCATCGGCTGTAAACACCTCTTCCGGAACTTCGGACATCCGGAAGAACTGCTCGACACTCTCGCCGTCTTCGGTGATGTAGCAATACGTAGGCATAGATACCATTATAGTCTAGGGTTGATGGACCTGGGAGAGATCGGACGCTCAACTTCCGCCGGATGCTGCCGGGTCCCCACCGGGGTTGCCCCCCATAAGGAGCTGCTGCGAGTCGGCGCTGAGACAGTGTCCGACGGAGGGTCCATAAACGTAACGAGCTCGGAGGCGTCCGGCATGTCTGCGTACTTGGCGGCTTGCCTCAGGATCTCCTGCACGTCGATCGTTCCGCCGACCTGCGCGATCATCGGAGCCAGTGGAACCACGAGCCGCTCGACGAACGTCATCAGCTTCTGTAGCCGGATTGACGGGCTGTTGTCCTGCTGGGAAAACACGTCGATGTCCAGGGCGTACAGGCCGAGTTTGCCTTTCTTGTCTTTCCGGCCAAACTTGACGGGAATTGTCTGCCCTGGCATGCCGGGGATTGGCTTGTCAAGTGTGCGTCGCTTGATGGGATCGTTCCACTCATAGTACGCCAGTGCCTCGAAGATGTCCTTCGACACGGCCACCGTGCTGTCCCTCATCCCGTTGAGCTGAGCACTGGCTGAGTCGCTGATGAGCTTGTCCTGGCCGACGGTCGAAGTCTGCGGGGCCAAGCCTCCGAGGCTGTCCAGGTTACCGGCAACATAGGAGGAAAGCTGCTGGACCTGCATGAAGAATGCGAGGGTCTTTTGATCGACGCCTGGCGTTGAGATCATGTCCGGCTTCAGGCCGGCCGGGTACGTGATCCCGTCTCCGTCCTTGGCTCCCTTAAAGTTCTGAGCGCCCTCGTTGGAGCCTCCCGGGAAAGCCATAACAGCCTTCTGGCCTTCTGCCTGATTCTCCAGCTTCCGGAACAGGGAGTTCCCAAGCGAGTGAAGGTCACGCCAAAGACCGACCGGCGGCAGTGGCAGGAGCTGGCCTGGCGTGTCCGTGAATCCGAGCTTGTAGTACGGCCCGCGTTCCGGCTCGTCCCACTCAACGACCTTGAAGATCCGGTCGCTTTTGATGTGCATCGTAACTAGGAGCTTTTCGCTGGGAAGCCAGACATCACGCATCCAGAGCTTGTCGCTGAATGTCTCGCTCTCGTCCTTGTGGCCCACGGTATCGGCGCGGTCTTCTCCGCCGTCACCGCGGGTCGTGTAGTCGTCCGGCTTGAGGTCCTTCAGGGCCTTCTTGTTGGCCCAGCTCGACTCCATGACTTCTTCGTAGTCGACCCAGTAATCATTCCCTTCGTAGTCGATATTGTCCATGTGCTTTGCGTTCATGTCAATGAAGTGGTCATCCATCGTCACAATATCCACGAACGGCGAGCCAACGTCGTGGCCCAGGGCCTGGCCGACCGTATGGAGCCCGCACTTCACGATGCCCCACGGAGAGAAGAGCGCTTCGAGGACCATTCGCTTCAGCGTGCCGCCGAGATTGATCTCATCGGGGATCTGATTGATCGCCAGCTCCATGTTCGCGGCCGTCGGCTTCAGCTCCGGAATCTTCGTCGTGAACATCGCACGAGGGGCCCGTGCGGCCAGATGCGCTTTATTCTTGGGGCCCTGAGCTCCTTGGTTGACCACTTGATGCTCTTGCGAAGCCGCTCTACCTGCTTTGAATTTAGTGGATTGAATGCCATCGTTTTCTTTCGTGTTGGTTGGTTACCAGTCGGCTATGTGTACGGCGGCCTCTTCCTTGGCCAGTTCTCGTTGCTTGTTCCTCCACGCGAGACACCCCACTGGGATCTCACGAGCTGTTGACTTCGGACTCTGCTTCCGGTCCTTCATCCCCTTCCACGCGAGGGCGTCGGCCATCGCACGGTCGCCGTGGTTTGATCTGGCTCCGGACGGATCGTCCTTGCCCAGGGACCGCGAGTGAACAACAGAGTCCCCGTCGAAGATGTACTCCAGTGTCTCTTCCAGGGCCACCTTCGACCTGTTCACACAGAGCCCCTTCGAGATCGCGTCCCGGTAGTCGCCAAGCAGCGACTTCTTGCCGTCCGGTGTGCTCGCCCACCCGGGGACATCGGTCGTCTTCTTGCTGAGCGCCTCGTCCCTCACGCGAAGATAGATGTTACTGTATTCGAGGTCCCTGAGCCGCTGCCCGAACTGCCGGCCTGGACCGTTGCTCTCCCAGATTATGAATGCGTTGCCGAACCACTTCGCAATGGCGACTGCCTGCCGCGCCAGGTTCTCGGGGCTCACCAGGGGGAAGGCGTACTGGGCGGCCTTCTCCTTCAGCGTCAGGTCCCAGACCGAGATGCAGGAGTTGCTGGCTCCGGTTCCCGCTGAAACGTCCACGCCAATGGTGTACGTGTGCTCGGTCGGAGGCTTGTCGTCCTTGTCCAGCGAGACCCACAACTCCAGCCTTCCGCTCTTGTCTTCACGGAATCTCGTTGGCTCGGCCGTCAGCGCGTCGTAATCAAGGTCGCCGACCATCGTGGGTGGCCTGGCGTACTCGCGGATCGCCTCCAGTACGGCGTCGGCATTGAAGAATTGATACCCCGAACCGAGGTAATCGATGTCGAGCTCCTGCGCGACCTCCTGGGACGAGGCGCAGCGCCCGCACTCCCGGTCATACCATGGCGACCGCAGCTTGCCATCCAGGATTGGCTTGTAATCTGCTGGATAGCCAGTTGGGATCAGGATCTCCAGGTTGCCGTCTGCGTTGGTCTGGTATAGGCCGGCTGCCTTAGAGGGGTGAACGGACCAGTGGAGCCGCAGCTTCTTGATGTTCGTCTGGCGCATGTCGAAGAATGCGTTCCCCGTGCCGGCGGGGGTCGAGTTGAAGATCCGGCAGTTCGTGGCGTCCCGCGTGGCGGAGAGAACGCAGCCGCCCTGCTCGACAGCGGCGAACTCATCGAGGAAGATCGCCGTTCGGCGGTCACCGCGGCCTGCGTTCCCCGTGGTGGACTCGCCGTCTACCACGGACTCGTTCTCCGGGTTGAGGATATGCATCTTCGAGCGATGCTGGCTCTTGACGAAGCCGACGGGCATCATCCACGCCGGGAGGTGCTTCAGCAGATAGTCGAACTTCCAGAACATCGCCTTGGGGTTTCCAGCCTTGTCGACGTAGTCCTCTACACGGGAAACGAAAAGGAACGACTGGCCGCCCCGGAACCGCCACGCCCAAAAGGCCGCAGCAATGCAGAGCCAGCTTGCCCCCATGTCCCGGCTCTTCTCGACCAGCATGTCGTGGCTGCCGATGGCCCTAATCAAGTCGAGGATTGCTTCCTCTTGGAACGGGTACAGGATGAACGGCAGCTGCACGAACGGATTCTGGCGCGGGTCGTAGGTGTAGGCGAAGCCGTTCAGAAAGAACAGCGGGTCCTTTGAGCAGGCGTCCATGACCGCTTCGATGTAGTCCGGGCTCTCCAGTGTGCGGCGATGAACCATCGCACGCCACTGAAGGTTGTCCTTCACGTCCTTGGGGACTCGGTGATTGAACGGAACGTCAATTTTCAAAAGTCTGCACCTTAAGGCACTTCGCGTGGACGTATTCGCCCCTGCATTCGCCGCCGCAAAAGAAGCCGATGAACTCATTGGACACATGCGTCTTGATGTCCTCGCCCCCTGCGCAGACGGCGGAGCCTACGGTTCGGGCGTTCGTTCGGCCAAGCGGCTTGCCACAGTTGTCGCACCTGTCGACGAGCTCGGGCCCCTTGACTGCCTTCTTCCTGCCCCTCGGGTTCATGGGCTTAGCTTTGGATATTCTACGCTTCATGCGTCGCCTCCATCTTCCATCGCATCCAGCATTGAATTGATTTCCTTGATGCAGCGCTCGCCGGACTGGCGAACGGCACGCTTGTCGGCCGACTCCGCATCCCCCTTGGCCTCGATCTGGTTGACCTTGCCCAGGAAGTCCTTTGGGTCCTCGATGGCCGAGACGTACAGATACCACGCCGTGTCGCACGGGCAGGACTGCGGAGCCTTTCCGGTTCGCCTGGTCATGCCGGCCGCGTCAATGGCCCACCGCAGGCTGTCGCGATGGGACTGAGTGACCCCGTCGCACACAACGGCCTTCTCCGGCTCGAAGCCGATCTGGCTTGAGTCCGGGGACAGCTCAGGACAGGGATCGATCGCCGAGAAGTCGTAGTCGCTGAGCAGCCGGTTGAGGCACGGGTACTCTTTCGAGGCCCAGATGACCGCCTGGCTCTTGGTGAGATCCTTATTCGCGTCCGTCAGAAGCTCCTGCACCCTGGCCGTCCACTTGTCAAAGTTCACCTTGTCGCTGCCGTCCTGACGCCAGAGGATCTTCCTGGCCCGCGAAGTAAACTCCGCAATCAGCCCTGAATCTGTCGGAATTCCCTTCGGCCGGACAGCCTTCAGGTCCCTGACGATCCGGCTGACGATACTTTTCCCGACGCCGAATTTCTTGGCAATAACTTCCTGGGTCCCCTCGCCGGCCGCATACATGGTGGCAATTTGGTTCCGAACGTCGGTACTAATTCTCGTGTTCGACAATACTGCGCTCCCCTGGTGTTCAGTCCCCATTATAGTCTACGAACGGTTCAGAGCCTACCTCCTCCAGGGTGCCACTCTGCCTCGTTCTGCCCGTTCCTCTTCTGCGATTTGCGCTGGGTCCCCCTGGACGGCCGGCTGGTCTTTCTCTGGCCCGGTCGACGGACCCGAGACTTCACCTGTCGGGTTTGGTGCCTGGAGCGGCTCGTTGATTAGGAGTTTCCCTCCGATGCCCTTGTTCGGCTCCGGACCCGTGCCATTCTCACCAGAATAACTCAGCTTCGGCTCGGCCGGCGGGGTCTGACGAGAGACCGATCGGTTCGACTGCGGGCCGTGCGGATTCAGGGGTGGTTCGTTGTCGAGTTCCTGGGCGACTGTCTGAGCGGGCTTGACGAAGGACTCGTTCTCGCCCTGGATCGCCCTCGCCTTGTCGACCGCAGCGCGGGCGTCGGCTCTCTCGGCTTCCGTGATCTCGCGGTCCTCGACGGCCTGCGCTTTCCCATTCCTCAAGGCATCGCTGAAGGGGGTCGGGCCGTCGATAAACGGGGTGGACACATACGTGCGGCCTTCTTTGCGAACCTCATCATAGGGAACGGCACCGAGGAGCCCTGGGGCCGCGGCGGCTCCGACCTCCATTGCTCCGGCCGGCGGCTGGGCTGAGACATGGGTCCCGTCCGAGTAATCAAAGCTGGGCGGCCGGAGCGGGTCCACGAAGTCGTCATCCCCATCGGCGTCGGGGTCGCACGGCGGGGAGGCCGGCTCAGGAGTCGTCCCGGCAAGCGCCCGCTTCTCGGCGAGCTCTTCGGCGAAGCCGGGGCTTGCATCGCCATTCGTGCCTGCCTTCGCTCGTTCCGATGCGACAGCCATCCCCAGGCCCTCCAGCTCGGCCCAGGTCAATGACCCCCTCAGGATGCGAACCCGTGCTGCTTGGTAGCACGACGCACACAGCCCCCTTGCCGCGGCGTCTTTCTTACATTTTCCAATTACACAATTCTTCTTCGACATGATCTCTCTCCTGGGGCGTTCCACTGTTGTGAACTCTTGCTTCCCCTATTATACACCAAATCGTAAGATCCTACAAGTATATTCCCTTTATTTTCTGCACCAGCCCCGCAGGGCGGGACGGTCATAGCCGTCCAGTTGAATCCTCTACGCGGGACCCGTTATTCCACGTCCAGAACGCCCCTCAGCGCCACCTCAGCCAGAAACGGGCCTGCTCGGCAGGGTAAGGGGGTTCTCAGCGGGGAGATACGGCACACCGGAGCCCGGGGGCCCAGAAGCAGGAGTGTTGTACGGTCCACACTCGCTTCGACAGTGAATTCTGCAAAAGCCCAGGATCGAATTTCAAGGTCGGGTGGCAACACGCCCCCCGGCGTTTTAATCTATAGAGAGAGAGTATAGAGTATATTAGTAAGTATTAGGGGTATGGATTATATGGGACTTTTTACATGGTTTTACAGGTTTTACATCCTTCCCCACTTTCCTTTTTTTACCCTACTTTCGGGCCGTATAGGATTTCCGTTTCCTTATAAGGGTTTCTGCAAATCCGCAGGACCATTGTTCGTGATTTCTTAACTCCAGTGTCAGCAGGGACTTAGGAGATTGAGCTTTTGT